AATATATCATTAGATTGTGGATAAATTTTAAATTTAATTTTACCTCCACCACCTTCTAAATGACCTATTTGTTTATCAATAGGTTTGGTATATGCGGATATTGCAAACTTACCACCAGCTTTTTCATTATCTTCAATATGAGATAATAAATTTTGCATCATTAAATTTACATCAAAATTTGAATAGGCTCCAACAACTGAACTAAACTCTTGACCTCTTGAATATATTTCTTCAGGATTATATTGAATGTTATTTACTTTTTTCCATTCTTCTATAATTTCTTTAGATTGTTCATATTCTTTGTTTTTTTCTATAAAACCTTCTACTCCTCCTTTATTTATATAATTATCTGAGAGATTACTATTCCAAATTGTAACAATGTCATCATCTTGTACAATTTTATTATATGCTTTGTTGTACCATTTACCTTCTTTTTTAATAAATGATGTATTATCAAATTCATCTATAAACTCATTTACAGGAATTTCATTTGCTAATTGTACTTTTTTTCTTAAAGAAATTTTAATATTACTTAAATCAACATCTTCAACGCTTTTAGCTAATTTACTAATATGATTACTAGCTTCTTGATAAGTTTTAAACTTAATATTATCAGGAGTAGTATATTCTACTTCATATCCTGGCAATATAAGTTTACTATTAGAATAAGCTAATAAATCTGATAAATCTCCTAATGTCATATTATCAGGAAGTTTATCTATTTCCACTTCTCTTTGTTTTAATAAATCTTTGACAAAAGATTTTATTTCTTTTAAAAGTCTTTTTAATACAGAAATTAATTTACCGTCTTTAACAGCATCAAGTTTTTCAGCAGTCATTAAACCTAATAATTCTACAATAGCTTCTTCTTGTTGTTCTTCTAATGAGTATTTTTTATTATCTGGTATATTTTTTTCAAACTCATCTTTATTTATTTCTTCAGTATGACCTTCCGAAGGATAATATATATAATACTTATGATCTTTAATATAAAAATCTGCAAAATCTGTTTGATACTTATTTGGTACTTCTTTTTTATACTTGTAATCCCTTTTAATCCTATCTAATACTTCTTTACCTTTACCATACTCTAACTCTTTAAGGAGATTTTGATATAACTCAGCAGATTTTTTATATTTATGTTGAGGAAGTGCTTTTTTTAATTCATTAGCTTGTTCTCTTGTAATCTCTTTTTTTACTAATTTTTGAGTAATTTCTATTTCCCCTTTTATTCTTTCTTGAGATAGTTCAATTTCTTCTGGTATATTTTTAATAGCTCTTATAATAGGGTGAGCTAAAATTTCATGTATTGGTGTATCTAATGTAGCATAAACTAAATTGATAACAGCGTAATCTTCTACACCATTTCCTCTTCCATTTTTCTTTTCTATTTTACCTTTAAATTCTTGACTTCTGTCAGAAATAAATCTTACAGGAATTCCTATTCTATCAGACATTCTTGCGGCTAAATCTCTTAAAGTTTTTTCTGTAGCTATTTGTCCTTCTTGAGATTGTTTTTGGAACAATGTAGGTTGTTGACTAGCTTTTTTCTCTATTTGAGCATTAATTCCATCTAATTTTTTAAAAGCAGAAGTATTAAAAATAGCTTTTTTACCATTTTTTTCATCTTGTATTAAAAAATCAGGAAAATATCCTTTTTTAGAAGCTTTTTCTTGTAACCAATCTCTAATATCTCTAAACTTTGATAAGTCTAAAATATTGGACGCATTATCTATAGCCTTATGAGCTACAAGATAATTTTGTGTAGATTTTAAAGAATTATTTTCTACTTTTTTATATTTTACCGAACACGGAGGAGACCACATATTTAATATTTAATATTTAATTTCTAACTATACCTGACAAATCAGAGTATTTTAAACCGTTGCAAATTTTAGATACATCCTCTGGATGTATGTCGTATATATCTCCTATTTCCTTATTCTTTAGACCTTGTTTTCTTAATAATAAGATGTTATCTACATCAGTTTTATTGAACTTCCTTTGTAAGTGTTTTCTTTCTTGTTGGATTCTAGATAATTTATCCTTTATGTCTTGAGACATTTTTATTCCAGAACTTCTATCAACTATTTTCCTAACATTATAATCTGGTTTGAGATTATCTACAAACCACTGCTCACATTCTATAAGTTCTTCTTCATGACAAATTTTAACTATTTCAAAAATGAAATTTTCTAGTCCGTATTTATTAAAAGCTCTTTGTAGTATTGCATTATGATGTGTTTGGCTTTTAGCTGAACTCTTATGCCCATATACCCTGTCATAAAATTTTAAAGTACTTCCTATATAAAATTTACCATTTATCAAATTAGTGATTTTGTAAATAACAGGGATATTCTTACTATTGTTTTTATTCCAAGCCATAATTTAAAAAGGTGTATCACACCCATTTTTTTCTTCTTCTTTAGTTTCTTCTACTATTGGTTGTTCTTGAGTTAAAATTTCTGTAACTTTATTGCCTATGTGCATACTTCTCATAGGTTCTCCATTTTCTACATATCTTCTTTCATCATAAGTATTATAGCCAATAGTAGGTTCTTGTTTAGTTTCTACTGTATCAATAACTTTATTAGTTTTAGTTTCAACTAATGCTAATACCACATCTTTTCCTTTAATATCTGCATTTTTAGAATATTTATTACCTTGTTTATCTATTACATAAACTTTAGTTCCACTTTTTTCTCTATCTTGAACACCTGCTAAAAAGTTTTGTTCTTGTTCAGAGTTTTTAAATTTAACAAAAACTATTAAATCCTGTGGTTCATACTGTTTATTTTCTACAGTTTTAAATCTTTGAATTCTACCATCAGGTAAATAAGTATAAACACTACCTTTTCCTGTTTTAAAGCTTATTTGATTTTTATCTACTACTTGTGTAGGTGTTTCTTTATTTACAAATTTCTTAAATCCTTCTATATCTGTTTTAGAACCAAGTGTATGTATATTATTAGCATCAAATACTCCATAAGAATTAGATTCTAATGGGTCTACAATATTTTCATAAATAACTCCATCATTCCCTTCTTTTAGGGCTTTATTTGTTTGTCTTGCAGCAATATAAGCAGTTTCTACTTCTTTTTTACCTTCTTCTTTTCTTAATTGTCCTTTATAAGTATCTGGGAAAGCAGATTTTTCATAGTCATGAACTAAAGGATTTTTAAGGTTTATAACAGCAGGTTTTATTTTTTCTTGATAGCCTAAAGATTTCATTTCTGAAATCCTTTCTTGTTCAGACTTATTTATTTCTATTAAAGCATCATCAAAGAACTTATTTAACCTCTCTTTTGTAGCTTCTTTAGAAGTAAACCTATCATGTGTAATTGAATTTAAGAATGTGTATTGCTTAGTGTCTTTATCATACCAAAGATTAAAATAATTACCTAATCCTGAACTATATTGTTCAAAATTACCAAATCTATTTTGAATATCAGGATTTCCTGCTAAAAATTTATCAATATTTTGTTTAAAGTTCTTAATTACTTCCTTATCTTCATGATTATTTACTTGCCAATTGGTAAATCTGTCAAAACTACTGTCTTTTGTTTTCTTATAAAACTTAACATATTCTAATCTAAGTAATTCAGATATATCCTTACTTGATTTTCCTTCAGATTTTGCAGTTTCTATTAAATTATTAAAGAAAGGAATTGATTTCAAATACTTTATAGACTCATTAATTCTCTCTTGACTTTTATATAAAGGTTCTGCAATAGAGCTTAAATGATATAAAGTTTCATTAATTTTATTAGCCCTTCCTTTATAAGAGTAAGCTGATGCATTTAATTTCTTATTTGTAAAGAAGAAAGCAAAACTTGAATCAATAGGAATTTCCTCATTAGTTTTCTTATTAATATACTTACCACTTCCTGTTGTAGAACCTAATTTCTCTTTATCAAAACCTTCAAAATCCTGATAAGTTCCATGATAAACAATATCTTTTACTTTAGATTCTGGGAAAATAGTAGAAATATAAGAAGAATATTGTTCTTTAGAACCTATTTTAGATAATTCAGGAGATTGCTCAAAAATGAAGTCAATCCCTTCTTTATTTTGAATTGGTTGTTCTATTACTTCTTGTTCTTGAGAATAATTAGGGTTGTTATAACCAAATACAGAATTTAGACGTTCAGAAATATATCTGAAAGTTTCTGGAGCAGAGGTAATAAGATTTTGAGCCACAGCTTCTGGAAATTTAATTTTTAATTTCTTTTCAAAAGCTAAATTAATTAAATTTTCTACAAGTCTGTCAATTAATTGCTTATTTTCTGTTAAATTATCATCAGAAAGTGGCTTATTTGCAGATATTTCTGTAATAAGTGGTTGAACAAAGTTTCCTTGTTGTTGTAAAACAGAAGATTTTTTAGCTGTTAAATTATCTTCTACAACAGTGATGTGATTTTTACCAAGAGCATTTAAATGTTTTCCTGTATATGTAGATGTAATAGAAGGAAGACTGTTTACAAAATCTTCTTTAATTTTAGCTTTAGCTGTTTGAACAGTGGAAACATCCATTGCACCAACTTTAAATATTTTACCTCTATCAGCATTTAAATTAAATGGAGTGCCTTCACCTTCTTCAGAAGCAGGTTTTTGTGTAAAAAATCTGATATTTTGAGATTTAAATCCTTGATTATAAAAACTTGTTATTCTGTTAATAACAGCTTGTTTTTTATCAGGGTTATTAAATGCTTCAATTGTAGCTTTAATTCCCTCTAATAAATCTTCTGTATATTGTTCATTAGGAATCATATCATTCATATTAAATATGGTGTTATTTAATCCTGATTGAACAATAGCAAATTTAATAAGTTTTTTTGTAAATTCCTGTATTTCTAATTGCTCTTCTTTTGTGTAAGAAGGATTATTAAAATTAACAAGTTGTCTAATATTATGGACACTATCATCTATTTCATCTTTGTCTGTAAGTTTGTATTTAAATTTTAGATTAGATTTTAAAATTCTGCCTTTTTTATCTTTTAATTCATCTACAGTGATGAGGGATAAAACAGGAAATTGAGCTTCTAAATTAGGAAACTTATTTTTTAATTGTAAAAACTCTTTAGCAATTGAAGTTTTAGGTTTAAATAATGGCTCTACGTATTCTAAAATTGGTTGATTTTTATAAAATACATTCTTTTGATAGATGTAGGAGATAAAATCATTTACAAATGTAGTGGCTAATTTAGCAGATTCCTGAAATTTATATTTAAAATCTAATGCCTTATCATTCTTTATCAGCTTTTTAAGCGTATTATTGAACAATTCATTGTTAGAAAGTGGAAATACATCTTCAAATAATTCTTTAACAAATGTATCTATACCTGTTTTTTCATTTGTAAAAGCAGAAACAGCACTGTCATTTCTCATTTTATTGACAACACTTTGAGGAAATAATTCAGATAGTTCTACATCTCTTTTTATAGCTTCTCTTTCTGTAACAGCAAATCTACTACCTACTTTTTTAGTATCAGCATTTAAACTTCTTTGTAAATTAGCTGAATTATTAGCTAGATTTTTTAAATCTAAAAAGTGAGCTAATACTAAAAGCTCTTCATCAGCAGATAGGGCAGAACTTCCATAAACAGAAGAAGATAATTTTTCCTCTGTAAACAATTCATTATATTTAGAGGAAATTCTTGCTAAATCATAAGGAATATTCTTTGCTTTTTTAGCATTTTCAATAGTTTTAATTACTTCTGAATCAGACAATTGGCTTTGTCTTTTTGCTAACACTGTAGCAAATGCTCTCTCACTTGCTTTTACTAAAGCATCTTTATCTCTTAAAGAAGTAAAAAGGTTCTTATTTCTCTGTAATTCTTTTAAATACTCCTTTAAAACAGGTTGATTAAAGAAAGCTATTGTAGTTTTTACATCTACCCCTGCTTGTGTTAAAAACAACATTGTAGGTACATACTCTTTAACAGCATTAATATAAAATACCCAATCATCATTTGCTACATCTACAAATCCATTTATGAATTGAGAAATAACATCAGAAATTTGATAGTCTTTACCTTTAGCAAATCTTCCTGATAAAGAAGTGAGGTCTATATCTTCGTTATTGTTATATTTTTCAACAATATCTTTATTTAAAGAATTAATAGCTTCTAATTTACCTGTTTTCTTATTTACTCTGGCAATTTTATTAATAAATTCTTTTGAAACAACATCCTGCATTTTTTTAGATATAGTGTTGTGTTCAAAATTTATCCATTTATCTTTAAAATTGTAAAAATCATAAGCTCCATTTTCATTTTCTCCTGTAATTCTTATATGAGGATTTAAATATAATCCTGCTCTTTGAGAAAGGGCAAAGAATGTATTTGCTACAGCAGCAATTCCTAAAGAAGCTTTTCCTACAAGATTAGAATTAAATTGTCTTTTAATTTCAGAAAAATCAACTAATCCTGTAAATGTATTATCTCTGTCTTCTGTAGAATTTTCTTTAAACCATTCTGCTCCATACTCTTTATTATTTAAAAGATATGTTCCGTTTGGTGTTGTAAGCTGTTGAAAATTACTTGGGTGTGATAACACTTCTTTTATAACAGAAATAATATCATTTTCTACACCTTTCTTTTCATCTAATTGACTGATTTCTTCAGAGAGTTGTTCAATTTCTTTAAAGGTTTTGGCAGAAAATTTCTCTAATTTTTCAATATCTTTTAATGTCTTGTCTAAAGATTTTTTAGCTTCTTTTACAATATCATCATTTTCATCAAATAAATTAAATACAAAAGTTTCTATTTCCCCTCTTAAATTATTTTCTATAACATCATTTACATCTAATTTCTTAGTTATAGATTCAAATATATTTTTAAGATGTTTAATTTTCTTACCTAATTCAATTTTTTCCTGTCCTGTTGGTATTTTATATAGCTCTCCATTTTTAGAAAGGGAAGGAAAGAATGTAGTGAGTTTATCAATATCAAAGTCCCCACCTGATTTAGCTACTAAAGCAGGAGACACTACAATAACATTTCCTGCTGATTCTGGTAAAAAATGGAAAATTTCCATAGATTCCATAGAGTTTAACCCTTGAACAGGTATTCTCACTGCCACTAAAGATATTTTATCTCTGTTTTCTTTGAGCCAATTATCATCTTTAATCGCCTCATTAAGTCTTTCTTGAGTGCCTATTTTCTCTCCATTGTAAGATAGATTTAAAAGAGGTTTCCACTTAGAAGAAAAAGCAATTTTAATTTTTTGTGCTTTTGTAGGCAGAGGATTTCCATCTTTATCAAATTCTTGGTCATAAAATGGTAAATCAGCATCTTCTTCATAGTTTTCAAAACCTTTCATTTGTTCAAATCCTGAAGCTGCTAATTGAATAAGAGCATCTCCACTAATTTTCTGTTGAACAAGTCTTCTGTTAGCTATAGAATAAACAATAGCCTCTATTTTGTCTCTTTTAATAGACGCATCTAAAGGATATGCAAATTCATTAGTGACAGGATTTACTTTGAAATAATTGATAACTTCTTCAGGAAGTCCTCTTTTTTCAAATTCTGCTTTTAAGAAATCAGAAAGTTTTTGAGCATCTACTTTATAACCACCTGTTAACTTTTTAACAGCACCTATTTGATTTAATACTTTTTCTCTTTCAATATCTACTTTTCTTGAAATTAAAGAATTAAATTTCTTTTCAAGTTTATAAAAATTAGAATTTTTAAGTTTTTCTGATTCAGGTAATGCATCCCACTCTTCTAAAGACATATCTTTAGGAAGGTCAATAGGAACACCACCATTAAATGTATTTAAGAAAAGAAGTTTTCTCATTTGGGTAGAGAATGTAACTTTTTCTTTTACTTCTGGTTCAACATTCACTTGTTCTTTTAAATGCTGAAAATGAACAGGATTTATCGTGTATTCTCCTGTGTACGGAGTTCTTTTAGAATAATCTTCATAAAAAGGATTAAATTTCCCATCAGGATTATTAATAGCAGAAGCTTTTGAACCTGAACTGAATAAAGCTAATCCTACACTTTGTTTAACTAAATTATTATGTATTTCTTCAAATGGTGTATTTTTTATCATTGAAGGAATTAAAGGCATTACAGAGAACTTGTAAAATACAGGGGCTGAAACAGTTTCAGTTTGTGTATTTCCTGCATATTGCCATTTTTCTGGGTTAAATAAAGTGGCTATTTCATTTTGAGACATTCCTTCTGTAGATTCTCCTGCTAAGAATTTTGCTTCTTTTTGATAAGCCTCTTCATGTTCTTTAGTCCAGTGATTAGACCCTGCTCTTAATTTAGACTCTCTTAAAGCGTCTAGTGTAACATAGCCTTGACCATCAGCTTCTTCAATTTTAGAATAGGCTTTATACCATTCTTTTAAAGTTTCTTCTGATACTTTTCCTGATTTAGCAAGAATGTCAATATACTTTTTAAAATAAACTGTCTCTCTTTTTATATCATTAAATATAACAGAATTTAATACCCCATTACCTTCTAAAGAATCAGTTATTGTAATGCCAAGTTTCTTAGCTACAGCATCTTTAATAGCATTTCCTTTAGATTTAATATATTCATTAGTTTGTTGGTCTACAACAAATATGTTTCCTGTAGCTGACCATGCGCTTAAACGCTTAATTACGTTTTGAGGATTTTTGTAAAATCTTGGGTCTGAAGAAACAATTTTTGTATGTTCTACATTATATAAAAATGAATTTACAACATAAGCATACATTATTTGTTTAGGGATAACTTGTTTATATTCTTTGTCTACTTTTTCAGAAAATAGGGATTTAGGCAGTATTTGTGTAACTTCTTTTAAAGAAGTGATGTTTGTAATTCCTAATTCTTTTTGTAAATCCTTAGCTTTTTTCTCTATATAGTTTACAATATCTTCTTTTATTAAAGGAGCTAATTCTTTTAATCTACTGTCAATATTAAGTTCACTAACTTCAGCATTTTCAATTATTTCTTTTTTAATTTTTTCAAATGTAGACGGAGAGATAATTCCCTCAAAAGCAGCTAGTTTTTTAATGTGGTCTTTATAAAATTGAAACTCTTCTCCTATTCCCTCTTTAGAATTTCTCATCATAGGGATTATTTCAGCTTTTAAAGCTGTCATAAAATAACTAAAAGCTATTTTAGGAAGTGGAATAGTTTCTTTTAATGAAAATCCATCTTTTGTAGAATAAGAATAATAAGCAAATTCTGTTTTTGGAACTATTACCTCCCTTTTTTCTATTATATTTTTAATAGGATTATAAATATGAGAAATTCTTGTACCAAAAGAAGAAGTTTTATCTCCATATCTCAAATGCTCCTGCACCCCATTTGTTAATAAAGTAGTTACATTTTGAGCTAATTTTTCAAAATCAGATAAAGAAGTGGTATTTTTTCCTTCGTTTTGAACCCCTGCTTTACCTCTAACTTTTATTCCTGCATAGCTTTCAAGAGTTAATTGTGGGTAAACATTTACTCCTCCAACTAATTCAAACCTCCTATTACCATAAGTGGCAGAGCCTACATTTAAATCAAAAAGTGTATTTAAAAATATACCTTTTGCATAAGGACTAACATTTACATCTAAATTAGAAAGCCATTTTTGAGCAATTATATCATCATAAGTTGGATAAGTGTCTTTATCATTTAAAGCATTATATATTTTAGACATGTAATTCCACTGTCTAATTAACCATACACTATTTCCTTCAGGATTTTTTACTGATTGTGTAGAGAGAGTTTCTGTATGTTTTAAATCTATTTCAGCTATCTTGTTTATATTATTATTATTATCCTTATAAAAGTCTGTGTCTCCTTTGTTTTTTCTTATAGAACTAAAAATACCTAAAGCTGGATTATTAAAAGAATTACTTTTTATAAGTTTAATAAATTCTGGGTCAGAAAGAGTGCCAGGATTAAAATCAAATCCTAGTTTGTTAAGAAATTCAATTCTTTTTACAAAAACTTCTTCTTTTTCTTCTTTTGAAAGTTTTTTATATTCTGCGTCATTTATTTTTAAAGTAAATTTAAAGTAATCTTTAATTATACTATCTACATCAAAAATTACTTCTCCATTTTCAAGTTCTTTTTTATAATCTGTAATTTTACTAAGATTATCTTTCCAAGCTCTTTTTATTTTGTCTATATCTGTAGGAGCAGCAGATTTATAGAAAGAAACTAATTCCTGTTTATCATTTAATTCTATAACTAATTCCATTTCTTCAATTCTTGGCTTAGTTACATCATTAAAGAATGCAGATTTTAATCTGCTTGAAGCATCTGTTAAAGCTACAATGTTCCCACTTTCATCTTTATATGCAGGGAGTTTTTTTAACAAATCTTTAAAAGACTTGTTTTTATTTCCTAATTCTTCAATCTTTTTAAGGAGTTGAGGATATGTAAAAGTGTTATTTGTAGCATTTGTTAATTGATTCCATGTAGCATTAAAGTCTACAGTTTCATAAGTGAATGGAAAAAATGGATTAGGAACTTTTTTACCACTTGCATCATATTTAGGAAGTGTAGCTACAGCATAAGTTGTTTCATTAGAAGCAGCATCTTTAGAAGAAATATTTTTATCTTTTTCTAAACTACTATTTCTTGTAATATCATCTTCACTAATTTCATTTTCAACAATTTCTCCATCTTCATCAAGCTTTATTTTATCTTTTGTAGCGTTAAAATAAGGGCTAAATCTGCTGTGTCCTTCAACTAAATCTTTCCAATTTGATAATACAATTTTAATATTATCAATAGTTTGTTTTAATTCCCTTAATTCTTGTTTTTCTTGCTCTGCTAATTTAGAAACATTTTTAACCTGTTCATTATATTTATTAACACTACTACTTGCTTCTTGTAAAAGTCTATCATATACATTTTTATAAACAGTGTTTAAAACATTATTTTTAGCAAATAATACAGTGATTGGCGTATTAATACTTGTAAAAAAGTCAGATATTAAAGCATCTATACCCTTATATAAATTCTTGGTTTCTGTAGCTGTTAGTGTCTTATTACCTAAAGTGATACCAGAATTAAGAGTGGGGAAAGAAATATTATTTACATCTCTTTTATAATTAGAGATATTTCCTGTATATAGTCTTTCATAATAAGTTTGTAAATCTACATTCCCTGTAATAAATTCTCTTAAAAAGTTAGCTATTTTTCTAAAGAATGTATTTCTTTTAGGTCTGTTTCCTAAAATTAATGGTTTTCCTTCTTTTACAGAAAGAACATATTTTCTAAAATCTTCAGCTATACCACCTTTATAAACTTCTTCTATCTCTAAATCAGAAAGGTTTTTAAATTCTGGATTAGTGCTTCTTAACTCATTATAAAGAGCTTTCTTTTGTTTTGGTTTTAAGTATAATTGAGAAAATTCATGCCAAGCTTCATGATATAAATCAGTGAAATTAGAGCCTTCCCATAAAGTTATAGCAGCTTTATTCCAAGACGCAAAAGCATCTGAATTAATTATGTGTTGAAATTGATTTAAAGTGATAAATTGAGAAATAGGGTGATTTTTAAACCACTCAATTGCTTCTTTTTTCTGCTCTTCTGTTACTTTATTTGTAAGACTTTTATTTCTAAACAAATCTCCTGAAAAAGGATTATCAGAAGAATCAGATTTTTTTGTAAAATCTATTAAAGGAATTGGTTTAAATTCTTCACTTTCTTCTGCTATTATTTCTGATTCCTCTTCTTTTACAGGTTCATTTTTAATAGTTTCTTCTTGTGGTAAAGTGTTTTCTGCTATTTCTACTTTAGCTTTAGCTGTTGTATCAATAGCTCCTGCTACAATATAAAATTTAGCATTTTCATCACTTATTGTTTCTTGAGCTACTTTAGTGTTTTCTTTAACAAAATCTGAATATGTTGGGTATGTTTTTTTAATTCTAACTAAACCCCTAATTAATTCATAAGTGGTAAAAGTAACTCCATTGTTTTTAGTGTCCAAAAGGTTGTAATCAATATTTATTCTTCGAGTCTTTAAAAATTCTCTTAATTCTACATCTGTAGGAGTTTTCCATGTACCATCTTCCTGCTTAATTGTAACAACAGAGTGATTTTCTCCTTTGGCATATTTTAATTCAAAATTAATTTTACCCTTTCCTGTCCCTGTAAATATCAGTTTAGTTAGGAATTGAGCTTTTTGGAATCTTTCAGAATCATTTTTATCTTTTACAGATTGTTTTTCTTTTGCTAAACCGCTAGCCCCTAAGTTTTTAGAAATAGCTATAATGGAGTCTATTTCATTATCAGACAATTTTCTGCCAAAAATAGGTTCTGTTTTATCTCCTATTTTAATTAGAGCCTGATTACCATCTCCTTGTATAATTTCTAAAGGAGTTTCTTCAAGCACTACATTTGTATCTGTGTATGTTTTTTCTACAGATTTTGTTGGAGCAAAAACAAAACTATCAATTAAAAGAGTGGAATTATTTTTTCTAGCTTCTTTTATTTGTTCAATTATTTCATCACTAACTCCATTTTTTTCTGCTTTTTTTACTTCATAAAAATTAGAAATAGCTAAACTACCTCTATCTTTTGTAGAAATGTCTCCATTTTCATCAAAATATAGTGGAACACCATTTTCATCAGCTACAGCTAAGTATTTTTCATTTAAGGGGGCTTGAGCTTGCAACTCAACAGCCTTAAATTCATCTCCTTCAGCTTGTTTTATCCAATAAGCTTGTGTCTTTTGTGGTAAAATATTAAATTCAACATCTCTTGCATTTATAACTTTTAATCTGTATTTAGAAAGAATTTCTGATTTGGTAAGTTTATATAATTTTGAAATTACTTTTTCCCAATTAGAAGATTTGCTGTCAAAAGTTCTAAATTGCGTGTTACTTGTATTTTCTTCTTTCTCTACTTGTTTTTTGGCTATTTTATCAGCTTCTTTAGAATCTGCTACAGGAATAGTGTTTACAACAATAGGTTGTTTTTCATCAGTAATAGCAGGTGGAAGTGATTCTTCAACAACTACCATTTCTTCATTAGCTTTTTCTGTTGTATCTAAGTTAGCTAATTCTGCATCATATTT